ATGTTAAAAAATACTGCAGCTATAAATGTAAAATTAGAAGTAAAAAAGCTAGACATTATGCAAAACATAGAGAAAGAGAAAATTTAAAAAGCGTTGTTCGCAATAAGAAAAAATGTTTTATAAAACGTTTTATTAAAGAACTAATAAAAAGGCATATTGTAGAATTAAAATTTTATAAAAAAAGAACAAGAAAAGTTAAAAAATATTTATGTTTAAGAAAATTAAGAGTAATTAAAAAATTAAAAAAAGAAAAATTAAAACAAGAAAAGTTATGTTTTTGTAAAGTATGCGACCAAAAACATATGTTTCCTATTAATACAGTTTATTGTTCTAAAAATTGTGAAAAAGCATGGGAAAACACGTTTAAGAAAAAAGTTAAAAGAAACAATGTAAAGTGGTTAACCTTCGAACAAAAAAAAGAAATAGCTAAGATGTATGCTTTTAGACCCCCTAATCATGACGTAGATCACATTATTCCTTCAAACGGTAAAAATGTATCTGGACTACACGTGCCTTGGAACTTACAGTATCTCACATACAAAAATAATTCAGGAAAAGGAGTAAATTGGTGAAAACAATAATACTAGGGCCACCAGGTACCGGTAAAACTACCACACTGTTAAATTTAGTGGATCAGTTTATGAAAGCCGGAGTTGATCCAAAGCGTATTGGTTATTTTTCTTTTACTCGAAAAGCTGCACACGAAGCAGCTAGTCGTGCAGCAGAAAAATTTAATTTAGACCAGACTCAAGATTTAATTTATTTTAGAACCTTACACTCACTAGCATTTAGATTGCTGGGTATAAAAAAAGAGCGCGTTATGAAGACGGAAGACTATAGAGAGTTTGGTTTGAAAGTTGGTATACCTATTAAGATGTCGTTTCATTCAGAAAACGATGGGGTGTTTAATTCTGACAATGAATATTTACGATTGATTAATAAAGCCCGCGTCACGGAACGGGATTTGATGGATGTGTACGATGATAACAATCACACTTTAGATGTTGAACGTGACACATTATTCTTAATAAATCAAGAACTTACACGTTTTAAACAAGAGAAAGGTATGATAGATTATGACGATATGTTGGAGAACTTTACAACACAAGATGTCAGCCCAAGCTTTGATGTCCTCTTTATCGACGAAGCACAAGATCTATCTCCACTGCAATGGAAAATGGTCAGAGGTATGTGGGCCAAGTCTGGAAAAACTTACATTGCTGGAGATGATGACCAAGCAATCTTTAAGTGGGCCGGCGCCGATGTTGATCATTTCATTGCCCTTCGGGAAACTGTTGACGCCATTGAAGTTTTAGATCAATCGTATCGTATACCAGGTGGACCAATACATGAGTTATCACAAAAACTTATTGCTAAGGTAGAGAACCGCTATGATAAAGAATATAAACCACGGGATGAAATAGGTAGGTTGCATCGCTACGCTGACATTGCACAAGTAGACATGTCACAAGGTCAATGGTTAGTCTTATCTCAAGCCCATCATTTTTTAGATCCGGTAATGGATTTGTGTCAGCAGCAAGGTTGGTATTTTTCTTACAAAGGTAAACCCTCAGTGGCAAAAAACTTATTAGCCGCGATATATGGTTGGGAAAAATTGCGTAAGGGTGAGTTCTTAAATGTCGTAGAATTAAAAAACATGTATTATTATCTTGGTGACAATGTCACTAAAGGTTATCGCACCGCTAAAACTTTTGATGTAGATGTAAAATATAATCTAGAAACATGTATCGCGGATCACGGATTACAAATTGATAAACCTTGGTTTGATTCTTTTGATGGGATTGGTGCCAAGCTAGAGATCTATATAAGAAACATGCTAGCACAAAAAGAAAATATTTTTAGAGAACCAAGAATTATATTATCAACCATACACGGCGCCAAAGGAGGCGAAGCTGACAATGTTTTACTATTTCCTGATATTACTAAATCTGCTTTGGATCACCACGATCGTGATGCAGATGAATTGCATAGATTGTTTTATGTAGCAGTCACTCGTGCCAAGAAAGCATTATATATTATAGAACCAAAAAATTATGAAAGAGCATATCTATTATGAAAAATAAATACGGCATACCTGAGTTTACCAAAGAAGGTTATTTTAAAACTAAAGAAGAAAAATATGATCCGGTAAATTATCCAGCACACTACAACAAAGGTGGGGTGCAATGTATTGATGCAATTAAATCAATGCAAGGTGACGGTTTTAAATATTATCTACAAGGCAGTGCAGTCAAATATATCTGGCGGCACGAACATAAAGGCAAACCTATTGAGGATCTAGATAAAGCTATTTGGTTTATCAATAAATTAAAAGAGGAATACAAATGAAACCATTACAAATGCCAATGTTCAGTCCACAGACTGAATGGGTACCACCATTAAATTTACCTGACTTAAAAGAATACTCAGAGATTGCGATTGACTTAGAGACTAGAGATCCAAACCTCATGACCATGGGCTCAGGCTCAGTGCGTGGTGATGGTGAGGTGGTCGGTATTGCTATTGCCGTTGAAGGTTGGTCTGGATATTTCCCGATAGCACACGAAGCTGGTGGGAATATGGATAAAGCTTTGGTGTTAGATTGGTTCGAAGAAGTCTTACATACATCAGCAACAAAAATATTTCACAATGCCATGTATGACGTATCGTGGATCAGGTCTATGGGCTTTCAAATCAATGGTGGTATTATTGATACCATGATTGCATCATCACTAGTCGATGAAAACCGCTGGAGTTTTACTTTAGATGCTATGTCAAAACAATATGTAGGCATGGGTAAGAACGAAAAAGTTTTAGCTGAAGCTGCCAAGGCTTGGGGTGTTAATCCCAAAGCGGAGATGTGGCGCTTACCAGCACCGTTGGTAGGTGAGTATGCAGAACGCGATGCTGTGGTGACATTAAAATTATGGCATGCGATGAAGCACGAACTAACCCAACAAGATTTGTGGGATGTGTTTAATCTGGAGACAAACTTATTTCCATGTTTAGTGGACATGAAGTTCAAGGGTGTACGGGTGGACGTAGAGAAAGCTAATGCGGTTAAGAAACAATTAACTAAAACCGAAAAACAATTACACCTGGACATAAAAAAGATTGCTGGGTTTGACGTAGAGATATGGGCCGCAGCTTCTATCTCAAAAGCTTTTGACAAACAAAAGATTCCATACGACCGGACCGATAAGGGCGCACCAAGTTTTACGAAAAACTTTTTAGCTACCCATCCAGCAGAGCTACCAAAACTAATTAACGAAGCTAGAGAAATTAATAAAGCTAATACAACTTTTATCGAGACAATACTAAAACACGAACACAACGGTAGAATCCATAGTGACATCAATCAGATTAGATCTGATGATGGTGGTACGGTGACCGGTAGATTTAGTTACTCGAATCCTAACTTGCAACAAATTCCAGCACGGCACAAGGAACTCGGACCGATGATTCGATCTTTATTTATACCGGAGCAAGGCCACAAGTGGGGTTGCTTTGATTACTCACAACAAGAACCGCGGATCGTGGTACACTTCTCTTCACTTTTAAAGTTAGAAGGCTCATCTATAATTGTAGATCAATACAATAATGGCGAAGCTGACTTTCACCAGATGATTGCGGACATGGCCGGCATTGAACGGAAACAAGCGAAAACAATTAACTTAGGTTTAATGTATGGCATGGGTAAAAATAAACTTATGGCGGAGTTAGGCTTGTTAAAAGAAGCGGCGGAAGATTTAATTAGAACTTATCACCACAAAGCACCATTCGTGAAGATGTTATCAGAGGCCGTGACTAGACGGGCTGAGGACAGCGGCAAGATACGTACCATTGGTGGTAGAGTGTGTCACTTTGATATGTGGGAGCCCCATGGGTACGGGATTAAGAAGGTCTTGCCACATGCTGAAGCCTTAAGGGAACACGGACCGGGGATTAAACGCGCGTTTACATACAAAGCTTTAAATAAACTGATCCAAGGTAGTGCGGCTGACATGACTAAGAAAGCTATGCTCGCATTGTATCAGGAAGGCGTCGTACCACACATACAAGTACATGACGAACTAGACATCTCAGTAAACTCACCAGAACAAATAGAAAAGATCATAAACATTATGGAGGACGCAGTTACACTAGAAGTCCCTAATAAGGTAGATTATGAAGAAGGTGATAGTTGGGGCGATATTAGTTAATGAAATGCCGGATACTAAGAAATAGCATCCGACATATGAAGGTGAGAAGATGCTATTAAAATATATTATATTAAAAACTTGTCAAATGAAATAAAATGACTATATTATCCCATAGTATAACAGAAAGAAGGAAAACAATATGCCTGATATAAGTAGATTTAAATCAGTATCGGTTTCGACTGACACACATAAGCAATTGGAATCATTGGCTAAATCACGTTTTGAAGTACCAGTAAGTATTCAAAAAGTGATTGATTTTTTATTAAGTGCTGAACTTAAGAAAAAGAAGCGTGCCAAAGCTAATTGAGACAATATGCCCGCGCTGTGATGGCAACGGATTTATCAAAATCCCACCGGTAGTTGCTACCGTTGGTGATTCTTGGGGGGAGATGGATTGTCCAATGTGTGAAGAGATTATTACCCATATGGGTATGCAAGTTAGTACACATAATGGTTATGTGATGCTGCCAATAGAACACACCCGTAAAAATATAGAGGGTGGTAGAGAATCAAAAATTAAATGGTCGGGGGAAACCTTGCCGGAAGTGGGTAAAGAATAAATGGAACCGGAGGATGAATACGGATGGTAACAAGAATAAGTAATAAACATCAAAATATTTTACAAAAACTTATACGTTTACCTATAGGTTTAAAAAAAATCAAAGATGAAGCAACCAGGGAAAGTGGTTTTAAGTTTTTGCAAGATAATATTTTTTTACCAAACGAGGGTTACAAACTTATTGCACCTGAAGGAAGAGAAAAAGATCCAATGAAAATTAAAGGTAATCACGAAGACTATACAAAACTGTTCTCTACTTCTCTTGATGTGTTTTGGTACAATGGTGCTTTTCATGAAAACTCTGTTATTAATGAAGCTTTAAAAACAAAAAGTACAGTTAAAAAAGTAAAAGAAAACCTTATGCCTGAAATACTAGAGCTTTGCGATAGTATGTATGAACACGTGTTTTCGTTTGCCGAAGACGCACAAAAATCTCAAAAATATCACATGGAAGTAAGAAAAGAACAACTATATTCTAGCAAACAATATGAAGTTTTAACAAAAGATTTACCTAATTATTTACCTCAAAAAAATGTTTTAATAACAACTACAACTCCGGAAGTAGGTGTAACTTATTTCTTTTTATTTGAAGAAGTTACAAATCCACAAGGTTATGGCAAAGAGGCAATTACTATTAAAGTAAAAGGCATGCTTTATTTTGATAAAAAATTTGCTCTTATTCCAACGGAGCACTTTCAAACACGTGCTGTAGAGACATTTAAAGCTAAAAGAGACGGTGTGTTAAGTATTTGGTCAAACAACGTTGGGTGGTTTGAAAAAAACTGTATTAATCCGGAACAGAAGAGGACATATAGACATGGTTCCGCGGAGTTGATAACCGACTACTTGCTATCGGCGATGTATTATTTAAGATGTTTAAATATTAGTCAAACACACCCTTTGATACCAAAAGCGCTTGTTGAAACTTCAGGGGTTGAGCCAGGGGTTATTAAAGAAAATTTAAAATTAAAGTCAAATAGTGATTTAATGTTTGAGCCAAAATGGAAATATACTACAATTGTTTTAAGAGATGTTAACCCAGAACATAAAGACGGTCCTATATGTTCACCAGATCCTAATAAACCAAAAGTTGGTAGGGCTTATCACGCAGTTAACATGCACCCTAGAAAAACACAAAAAGGCTATACAATGGTTAGAGCTCATTTTAGGGGGGATGTATCTATGGGTGTTATAGCACATGAATATGAAATAAAAACGAATGGAGGTAAACATGACAACAATGAGAACAATGAAACGCATTAATAACTGTCGAGATATGTTAACTAAGTCTACATGTCCACGTATGCGTAAAATGTGGAAACGTAACTACGAAAAATTATTGAGAAAATATTGGGAGGATGTTGGTGGACGAATACTTAGTGCCGCTGGGCAAGTACATTAACACAGCTTTATTACTGATTGTTTGGTATTTTTGCCTAGCACTTTTGGTTGTAAATTTTAGATATATAGGTAAACTAAACCATACTATAGATACGATGTGGCACGAGATTGAACAGGTGAAAGATACTAATATATTACTGTACCAATTTATCGAGGAACACGAAAATGATTTTGAATAAGGAAGATAAGATAGTGAGAGCAGAGATTCCAGACCGGATGATGAGTACAACTTTTACTCTACCGATAGATGACCGTAAGGTAGTTGGTATTGTAAATTACACCGCAGATACTAATGGCGTAACGCCGTTGGCATTTTGGGTAAAAATTAAACCAACCGATTCTTATTTGGATCGAGAGCTAAGAGCATCAGGTAAATTGATTTCCAGGTGTCTACAACATGGTGAAGATTTAAAAGACCTAGCCGACACGTTATCACAAGACAATATTATTGGGCAAATGGTTAACTATTTTCACAAGAACGTAGAAGCTATTATACTCGGCACCCCGATAGATAAAAAACAACGCATGCTGTCAACTGATCCGTATGCATCAACGATGAAGGAATAGTATGGCTAAAGACGGCGCCCACTATCCAACTAAAGAGTTCAGTGCAAACTTTGATAAGATATTTAGACCTAAGAAAAAAACGGAGAAGAAAAATGGAAGACACAGAAGAGCTTGAGATTATTTGGATTCCCGAAGAGGAAGCTAAATATAATCTAACTATAGAAAACGACAAAGGTGTTAGTGAGTTGGTAGATTTACCAGCCAGTACCATTGATAGAATTTGTAAGAAAAAGTTTGGCCATACGAATTGGGCGCGCATGGGTGCAATTTTTCCGGAAGAACTAACCCGCAATCCCCACGAATTAGATTATCTCGAAGGTATCGTGTATTTTAAACATCCGAGATTGGTGTGAAATTAATTAGAAAATATGATTATCCATCTAGTACCCGCGCTAGTATTGAAGGTCTTCGACATTACAATGTCGATG